GCTTCTGTCCATGGATGACCTTGTCCGGATACCGCCGGCACAGTTCATTCTCCGCCCGAAGCAGGTAGCGGTAGATCGTCCTGTCCGCCAGGCTGATCGCGTCGGCGATCTCTTCCGGCCGCCGTCCTTTGATGTAGCGTAATAGCATCGCCGCACGGAGGTCTACGTTGTCCAGCGTGTTGATCAACGGCAGCAGCTCCTGCCTCATCATCTCCAGCTCCGCGATCGACTCGCTGTATGCTTCCTTCAGCTCCGTGATCCGGACAGCGCCGTCGGCAACCTGATCAGATCCTTTCCCGCCGCGCGGCATCCCTGTCAGCACTGTGGTGATCTTCGTCGCCCTGGCCTGCTCCTGTTCGATACGCCACAGCAGGTTAACCGTCTTCCGGCTCATCAGCATCCGCATCCGGTAAAGGTTTACCATGCGATCACCTCCACAGTATCGGCTTCCCGCAGAACCAGCAGAACCGGCATTTCACTCTACCGGAAAAGTCCACCAGCGGCTTCCCGCAGTTTCCGCAGACAGCAGCGCCGTCTTTAATCACCCGCCGAACCAGCTGCTGATCAGCCGTTTCGACGACCTGGACCTTACTCTTCTTTTCTGTCATGTGTGTCACCTCCAAATAATTGCATTTCTATTTGTTCCCATTCCTGCTTTCTCTTCTGTCTGCACTCAGGGCAAAGAGTGTCATACTTTGAGAAAGTCCAACCCTGTCTTTCGTAGAACTCAATCGTGTATTTCTTATCAATGTCTTCGCCTAAAAGCGCAGTCTCTTTTTTACATTCGCTACACTTTATTGTATATCGGCGCCATCCCATGTTTATACCTCCAATTAAGCGCGGGCCGGGAGTTGAACCCGGCAGCAGCTGCACGTTGTCCATCCGCCAGGATCAGGAGCGCTTCCTTCCTTTCTACTCCCGCTTCAGGAACTGCTCCGGCGGGCCGCGCATGGTTTACTCCCCGATCCTCCGGCGCTTCCTGTAGATGCCTCGCGCCTGTTTGATCAGTTTCTGCCGCTCGCCGCGCCTCGCCTGGTCGGACGGCTCGAACTTGAACTGATCCTCCCATGCCTTCCGCCGCTCTTCTTCCTTCTTCCATTCTTCATACCGCCGGCACACGCCGTGACAGGTGATCGTCCTGTCCGTGCAGTTCTTACAGGGTGCCCTGCTCATGGCTGTGCACCTCCGTCTGGCTGCCGGGCCTCATGTAGTTGTAGTAGTAGTACAGCTCGTGGATAAAGAAGTATTTCCCCTCTCCCCGCTCCAGCTTCTCGATCAACCCATAGGCAAACGCCTCGTCGCTGGTGCGTTCCTTGTCTGAGAAGCGCACGTCCCCGACGAATGACCGCCGGTACATCTTCGACCAGGGCGCGATATTGATCCCGTACTTCGCATGGTCCCAGTAGTAGCGCCCCTCCGCGTCATTCGGCCAGATGAACTGGAACGGGAGCAGGTCGGCGTCGGTGTGCGTCGCGTAGTGGTGCAGCCGCTCGAGGACATACTCGTGGATCCACCAGTCGTCATCGTCCAGGAAGAGAAGCCACTCTCCCTCAGCTGCTTCAATGCCGGCGTTCCTGGCAAGTCCGTCCCGGCCGAAGTTCCGGACAAGCACCCGGTCGGCGTAGTTGATGGATACTTGACTGGTATTGTCCGTGCAGGCGTCACATACCACGATAAGCTCGTAATCCTTGAAAGTCTGCTTCTTGACTGAGTTCAGGCATTTCCAGATGTACTTCGCACTGTTGTGTGCCGGCACGATGATCGAAAAGAATGGTTTTTCAGACATCCTTGTTTTCCTCCCATCGTTTGTGCAGATTGTCCAGCGGTATCCTGAAGTCGCTCATCAAATACGGCACCGCCTCCGCGATCTTCTCCAGCGGCCAGTCCCACCACTTCATCTCGACAGCACCGAACTTCTGCCAGAGGATCTTCTTCTGCTTCGCCGGGTTGCCGGCAACCATCTCGCACTGGTGCACGTCCTTCGTTACGACGCTGCCGGCAGCGATCACCGCCCCGTCGCCGATCTCGACCCCGCTCATGATCATTACGTTGTTCCCGATCCACACGTCGTTCCCGATCGTGATGTCGCCCTTCGTCATGGCCACGCCGCCGTCGACTTCATCCCAGTCTCCGCAGTCCCGCAGCTGCGGCAGTGCGTTGAACGGGTAAGTGGTCAGCCAGTCCGTGTGATGGTTCCCGCCCATGTAGATCTGCACGTTCGCCCCGATGGAGCAGAACTTGCCGATCGTGAGCTTTGTGTTCTCGCCCCAGGTGAGGATCAGCGGCTGGCCGTAGGTGAAGTCGCCGATCTTCACGCGCTCCGGGTCGAGCCTGGCGTGAGAGGCCCGCAGCTGCTCTCGGAGTGCTTCCAGAGCTCTGACCTTATACATACATACACCTCTCTTTCAAAGGTGCCGGTCTTTCCCGGCTGCCAGATGTCTTTCCATCAGTCAGGATTTATGCTTGACAGGAAACCATGCATGATCATCAGCTCATGCGGGCTGAAATATAACCAGGATGCCAGCTCACTGACTGGCTTAATCCGGGTTGTCAGAGTCTCTCCGCCATTTCCTGGCGGATCCATTCCTGCGGGACTGTCGAATAATACTCGACCGTCACCGCGTGGGTGCGCTGGTTCACCAGCACCTTATGCTGCCGGATCTGTCCCTCCGCGATGAACTGCTTATAGATCTGCAGCTTCCGCTCCGGGATTCCGTCCGGCCAGAAGTCGACGCATTTGATGAACGGCTTAACCTCAGTCATCAATCAACCATCCTCCGCTGCTGTCCATACTTGGTGAATAGTAATCAATCAGGATGCCAGGTTCATCGCTATACATTTTCTGAACCGTTTCGGAGCAGATCAGCGCGTCATCTTTCCAGAATCCCATATCGGTCATGACGTCCTTCAGCATCTTGTTCAGATTATCCGTGTCCGGCCTGGTGATTTTGTACCGGTTCCATCCAGGCTGATGTTTTCTTGCGCTCTTCGGATATGGAAACATCCATAGAACGGACAGCGATATCGGTTTGTCCTCGATCGGCTCCTTCGGCACATACGGCAGCAGCGCGTCCCTGAGGATCGCCTCCGCTGCGGCGACATTGTGCTTCTTATAGTGGTGGATGTACCCGCCCCGGATGCACTCGCCCTTCTGCTGGGCGGTGGCCGTCGGCGGGATCATCTTTAGCTTGAACTTCACCGGAAACTCCTTTCAATGTCCTTTCACCCTGGAGAGGAGAGGAAGCGCGCGCAGCATGGCGCTTCCCTCCCTCCGGAAAGGACACAGTATTGTATAGGAAGGAAATATATCTATATAAACTGAGATTTCCGCTTTTTTCCGCTTTTGGCTCAGCCTATATATCTTCCTCCAGTTCCTTTGCCCAGGTCCTGATCGTCCGGGGTGTCACGCCGAACTCGTCAGCGTATTCCTTCTGCGTTTTCCGCCGTCCGAACTCATCGTCGCGGTTAATCGCTTCGGCGAAGGCTGCCTTGTTCGCGGCTTTCTTTGCCTTGTTCGTCAGCGATCCCATTTCCCGTCCGTTCTCCATGCTGCGCTCATTTTCTTCCAGGTTTGCTTCGTCGAGGATTCCGCCGGCATCCAGTTCATGCAGCGGGTAGCTGAAGAACAGGTTGACGGGCTCGATCCGCGGGAACTCCCGGAGGGTCGCGTCCATCCGCCAGGCTGTCACCTTCTCGCCGTACTCGGCCCGGGCCTGCTCGATCTTGTCCTGCGGTATTCGCAGTTCGATCATGTCCAGCAGTGCGTCCGCATCCCGGGCGAATACGCCGGATCCGCTGGCGCGGTCCATGCTGGCCTTCGCTCCCTGGGCACCCTTTGAGTGATGGTGCGCGTAGATCACGCTGACGCCGCTGTTCGCGATCCGGTCGATGGAGTTGCAGAAGGCCGTCACCTGATCCGCGGCGTTTTCGTCGCCGATACCCAGCTTGTAGGTCGGGTCCAGGATCACCGCCGCATAGTCCTTCGCCTTCAGCGTCCGGTTGATCTGAGGCACCAGCCGGTCCAGTTTTTCGACCTTCCCGCGCAGGTGCACAATGTCGATGTTCTCCGGGTGCCGGTTCGTCAGCTCCAGCGCCTCGTATACCCTCTTCATCCGATCATCGAAGCTGGCTTCGTCCAGTTCCATGTTCAGATAGAGCACCCGCCCCTGCTTACACCGGAAGCCGACCCACCGCCGGCCTTCCGCGATCGCGATGGCGAGCTCCACCAGGGCGAAGGTCTTCCCGGCCTTGCTGGAGGATACCAGCAGCATCTTGTGGCCTTGCCGGAGGATGCCCTCGATCAGCTCAGGCTTCAGCGGCGGCATATCGTCCCAGATCTCGCCCAGGTTGGTCACGGTCAGCGGCTCGACCATTTCGTCTTCGATGAAGTGCTGCCACTCGACGAAATCGCTCAGGCCCATGTCGCGGTCTACGATGTACTGCCAGTTCTCGCCGCGCTTGAAACCGGGCAGCCGGCTGAGCCGTGCCGGGTTTTTGTCCTGCGTGTCGACGACCAGCCCGCGCTTCCGGCAGACCGTGTAGAGGTAGTCGACCCGCTCCTGGTATTGTTTGTAGTCCACCGCGCCGATATTCACGATCGCGTGGAGGCTCTTCCCGCCGCTGTGCACCAGGATCTTGATCGGCAGCTTCAGATCCTGCAGCAGGGCGTACTGTGTTTCAATGTCCTGTTCGTCGCTCTCGACCAGCGCGTACCGGAAACTGGTTACGCTCGAGTTCTTCCGGCTGGTGCCGTCCATCGGGTTAAAGCAGACCCAGACGCCGGCTTCGTCATTCGTCGTGCCGAAGGTGTCGCTGATCGGCGTGTCCCTGTGCTTCTTCAGGCTGTCCAGCAGCTGCTTCGCCGTCCGGGATGCGCTCCCGCCGTAGGGCCGCCACTTCCCCTTCTCGTCCTGGCTCGCCGTCGTGACGATGCAGACCTTTTCTTCCGGCTCAAAAATGGCGCTCAGGTAGTCGGTGATGTCGCGGATCGGGCTGTAGTCCTCCGGGGCCTTCGGCAGATCCTGCACGGTTTCGTCATGGTGCCATCCGGCGCTCCGGTCTTCGTCCGTGTCGATCATGTCGTCCCAGCCGTAGGTCTTCATGCTGTCCGCCGGCGTCCACCCGAAGTCCTGGGCCATGTGGAACACCGTGCCCATTGTGACGTCTGTCCCGCCGTACCGTCCGAAGGTCCGCCACTTTTTCTCGCATTCGCCGCTGTGGTATCTGGATCCATCCGTCGCGCTCCACTCGTCCCAGAGGGAACAGGGCAAGCCCTCGTGGTGGAGGGCCGCGCCCACGTTCGTCCATTCCTGATAGTTCAGCTGAGAGCACGGGATATGCCGGAGCAGCTCACGGGCTTCGCTGATCTCAATCATCTTGCATATACACCGCGATTCCGTTTGTATTCATTTCATCAAGATCAATAGCAATATCCTCAAGAAAAGAAAATGCACACATTCCGCCATCATCTAATCGACTATTAACACAAAACAACATACATTTATCGTATGCGCAATAACCATCACCACGAGGATTAATCGGGCATATCTTTTTCTCATTCTTCTCCATGATTCTTCCTCCATGTATGAATCCGGTCATGGTGCAGCTTGCACAGCGTGATCCCGTTCTCCGGGTTGTACCGCTGTCCGGGATCTGCGTCCCACGGGACAATATGATGGGCTTCGATGCCTTCCGTGCTTCCGCACAGCCGGCACGCGAACCCGTCACGCTCCCGGACCTGATAGGCCCAGGCAGCGCGGCGGTTGCGTTCGATGCAGTCCCGGTCAATGTTCTCTTCATGCGGCACAGGCTTCCACTGGCCGCAGTCGTGGCATTGGCAGCGGTACTGGATGCTGTCGTTACAGCAGACTACATACAGATAAACAATATTTTCGCTCCCGCAGAAGGGACAGTTGTCGTATTTCCGTACAAAACCCCCGTGCGCGATGTGCTTTTCACAGCCCATCAGAAGGCCCCCTTCTTGAAGGCCTTCTTCGGCGCCGGATCCTCCTTGTCGAAGAAGTTCTTCACCTTGTTCGACTGCTTCTTGGTGCCGTCCCGGCCTTCGTATTCGTCCACATAGATGTGGCAGCGCCCGGTCTCGCCGTCGCAGTGCAGCAGCTTCCGCCAGGCGGTGGGTTCGCCGTGCTTCTTCAGGCCGATGGACCGGAGGAACGCCGCAGCCTTCCATTCCAGTTTCTCCAGCAGGTAGATGTTCTCGACGCACAGGGCCTTGCCCAGTTCGCCGCCGTCGATCCGGAGGAACACCTTCGCCATGTTGCAGGCCGGGATCTTCGCAGATCCGTCGAACCACGCCTGCTCCGTCTTGATCACTTCAAAGGGATAGTTGTCTTCCGGCAGTACCACGGTTTCCTCGCCGCTGTACTGGCCGTCGTCCTGGATCTCGTCGTCCCAGTCAATTACACGTACATCTTCGTTAGCCATAGTTTTCTCTCACTTTCTCCTGCTCAGAACGGCAGGTCGTTTTGTTTTGTCAGAGCCAGCCCGCGGACCGTCTCCCATGCTTCAATGAGGCACCCCTCAATAAAGTCCAGATCGTAATCCTTAATCGCCACGTCCACGTCGTAGTAGTCCTTCTCCGCGACAACCGCCTGAATCACCGTCGGATCGTATACGCCGTCCTTGATCATCAGCTGCCACAGCTGGTCGAGCGCTTTGTCTTTCTCCGGGTTGTCGCTCGTCATGTAGTCAGGCCGCGCGCTGGGTTTCTCCGGCTTCTTCGCCTTGGCCTTCGGCAGCGCCGCCGCGGTGTCCACGGTCGCCGGCGCGTCCTTCTTTACCTCGACTGGCTTCGGCTCATCACCCGGCAGTTTTGCTTCCTGTGCTTCCACCGGCTTCGCCTCGCCGAACAGGTGGGCGATCTGCTCGTAGTCCATCGGCATTTCGTCCGGAAGCCCGAAGCGGTTCTTCGCGTCCCAGCACGCGCTGTGGTTGGCGTACATGATCCGCTTCTGCCCTCCGCGGGCCTTCTTCGTCTTCCCGTCTGAGGCAGTGACTACGTCCGTTTTGTAGTTGCAGAACAGCAGCATATCCAGCCATTCCTTGACGATGGGCGCGATGTTCTTCTCGTTCAGCTTCAGCATATACCGGTCATAGCTGCCCATCTCGTCCGGCTGCTCGAACTTCCGGATCATGCTGTGGCAGACCAGGACAACGTGGACGCCGTGGGCGACGATCGCGTCCAGCAGCTCCAGGATCTGCTGCATCTTCTGCTTCGCGTAGACGTAGCCTTTGCCGTAGCCGATGTCTTCGATGTTCTGGATCTTCTTCTCCGCGCATACGGCCTTGAAGATGAGTTTCTCCAGCCAGTCCACCGTGTCGATCACGACGGTGCCGATCTGCTCCGAATTGCCCAGCACCCACGTCAGCTGCTCGTGCACGTCGCTCAGTTCCTGAGGCGCGTCGAACCGCGCTACATCCATGTGCTTCGTGCTGCCTTCCGTGTCGATAAACACGACACCCGGGAACATCCCGGCGAGCGTGGTTTTCCCCACGCCCTCCGGGCCATAGATCCCAACCTTAATGGCCGATTTGACCGGCCCTCTGGTGATGTTCATTTAATGACCACTCCTTCCGTCTCTTCCAGCACCGCGCCGGGGATCTCCACGCCATCCTTCAGCGCCTTCTTGATCTCGTCCCGCTTCAGTTCCGGGTCCTTGAACCTCAGGAACCTGCCCGGATCACGATCTGCCTGCAGGTAGCTGATCAGCCTCTCTTCATTCTCTACGGCCACCCGCTGACTGTGCGTCTGGTACACCTTGCACCGGGGCGTGGTTAGCTTCTCGCCGGCCAGCGCGTACAGCAGCCACTGCTTCAGCCCGTCGATCTTGTTGTCCAGCGCCTTCTTCCGGGCGTTCAGTTTGTCCGCCTCTTCCTTGACGGCTGCGGCCTCCGCCTTCAGGTCCTTCACCCACAGCGCCACGCCTTCCAGCTTCGCTTCCCGCTCGAGCTGCAGCGCGTCAAGTTTCTCCGTGTCGAGGATCTCGCCGGTCTCCAGATCTACG